GACAAAGGATGCAGATCCTAAGAAGCTGCTCTGGAGTTTCCAGAATCTGCTGAAGGATATTCCCGACTGGAACGCAGACAAGGTTCAGCGCGAAACGGGCCGTATCCTCACTCTTACAAAGTGTGATTATCTGGAGGAGCTTCTAACAGCTGTCTTTATTGCGCACACAAAGGTTCTTTCTGCCATCCGTCTAAGTTCGAAGCAGAACAAGAAGCTGCAGATCACGATTCCGAAGTTGGATCACTTTCTCCATCGCACGATGTCTGATTCAGGCCGAATTCTCTGGTCAAATGTCTATCTTTTTACACCTACGGGGACGCCAATTGATCGCCAGAAGAACCTGAATACGGTAGAAGGACTTCTGAACGAGGCAGTCCTACAGTCTATTCGCAGTATGTTGCCTGTAAAGAACATTCTGCGCGAGTATCTCCATGACGATGGAGAGGATGAGGCGGAGCCCCCGGCACCTGCCGCTGTCGCAGCAGAGGCTGTAACGGTCCCTACTCCTGCTCCCGCACCAGAGCCTGTAGTTGACGTATCAGGTTCAGCCCCTGTAATTGACGTATCAGGTGCTGCCCTTGAACCTGAGCCTACACCCACACCCGCTCCTGAACCTCAGCCTACACCAGCACCCGCTCCTGAACCTCAGCCTACACCAGCACCCGCTCCTGAACCTGCACCTGCACCTGCACCTGCACCCGCACCTGTTGAGAAAGCACAGCAAACAATTGTTGTAGATACGGAGCCGAGTGTCCGATTCACAAACATAAATTCTGTTTTCCACCCTGACGATCCCGAGAGAAATAATCTAGAGGAGGTGGATACGATTGACAACTACGAGCCTTCAGATGAGATGCTACAGTTTACGGGTGATGCGCCTGAGGGCCTCTCAAATGAGGATGATTATGAGGAACTCTGATTTCTCGAAGCGGGAAACAACCTCCTGTTTTTTTCCCGCTGAGCCCCAGAACATGTCAGCCCCCTCCTCAACGATGGCAGCTGGAATTGCCCTCGGCGGCGTAGCGATTGCGAGTGTAGGTGCCGCAAGCACCTATTTTGTAGAGAAGACGAAGCCGACAGTAAAGTCACTTATGCGCGACTTTATCATTGGCTGTGTGCTCTTCTTAATGATTCTTCAGCTCCTCCCCGACTCAATGCAGTCCCTGACGTCCCTTCTTCCGTCTGCAGCCTCTGTCAAGACAGGTATGGAGTCAATGATGAGTGGTGGCGCAGAAGCAGCAAGTGATATGGAAATCCAGGTTGGACTTCCGAGATTCTAAATAAACAATGAATACGCCTTTTCCACAGTCTCCTTTGTCTGGAACTGCGAAAAGGGCGCCTTATAGACCTGATCCGAGGGCACCGCATTGTGAACCTTCGCCGCAATATGCTTATACAGATCAAAATCAGGGAAACGCTCATCTCCATCCGCAGTGACCAAGATATTCCGATCATCATCATCCACCATCCATGACCACAGAACATTATACAGAGGGGACACCGACTCACGCACCACAAGCCCCTCCTCCTCTGACAAAATGGCCCTGCTCTCACTATCCTCGGGCTTAACGGGAAAGAGGCTCTCAAATAGACTCACGGAAAGGCGAGAGAGATCAAAGGACGGATTCGGTGGAACAACTTCCCGCGGCTTCGGGTGAAGAGGAGGGAATGAATACTGGCCATCCGCATCATTTCCAGCACGGAAGTCGTCACTCACCAGTATGGTATTGTTAATAGAAAAGATACTCCGACCGAAATCAATCAGTCTGAAGATCTTTCCATAGGTTGGCACCTTCCAGAACACGCCTGCCGCATCCTTATAATACAAATACTCCAGGTCGGTCTTGCTCCAGACAATGTTGTTCGTATGAAGATCATTGTGTGTCATTCCAAACACTTTCTGCATTACACACTCGGCCGCAATCACCTGGAATATCCACGCTGACCACATTATTTCCCACTCGGCCGAGCCAGGCTTCACTGTGTGCTTTTCCGGATTCAAGAGAGAATCCATTGTATCTTCATTGGGCTCTGTGAAAATGAGCATGACAGGGAAATTAGGGATACTGGCATACACGGCATACTCCTCATCCTCTTCTTCATTCTCGTCCTCATCCTCGGCAAAACTCATGCTTTCCAGAGAGGCTGAATGAAGACTGGCCTCTTCATCCCCTTCCTGATATTCAATTGAATCAAGAGAGCTTCCATCCTCATCTTCATCCTGATATTCAGGCCTGGTCAGAAGATCATCTCTTACATCCTGGGGAACATCATCGGCTGATCCATTTTTCAGAACGGTCAGAGTATAGAGGCCCCTATCCGAACCCTTCCAGAACCAGCGTGTATTGCGAAAGCTGGAGAAGTCATCGTTAATGTTGTAACGATACAGATCGGCCTTCGCGCAGAAAGAACCATAGAAGTAATTAAAATGCGGTGATATACCCTGAATGCGGAGTTTGGAGAGGGCATAGGTGGCCATTACCTCAACGTAGGCCTGATTCCACGGATCCTGGATCTTATGCCAGGCGGCTGTCCAAGTCTTTGAATGCCAGGGTAGGCCCGACTCCTTCGGAAGACTGTATCCTCCCTTCATCCAGCGAACAGGATCAAGAAGATGGGTGACTTTGAGATAGGCCGGTTTTGTCGTAACAGCCTCGCCCTCTTTTAGCATTATATGGCAAAATCCCTGGTTTCCAGAACAATCTACAGATAAAATCTGCCATGGCGTGTCAAGGCGGGCCTGGTCAGATTGAAACTTATTAATCTTGAACACCTTGGTCATGGCAGGAAAAAAGGTCTGAAGATTCTTGTAGCCTCTGATCTTCTGTAAGTCTTCAGACAGTGGATCTAAAAGGAATCGCGGCGTAGGGAGTTGCATCCCCCGGAGTTTATTTGATTCCATCTTTTTCTCATCAAGAATCATTGCGGCGAGTAAAAGCGCATAATAAAAATTAGTTTGATAGTATATTAGCGATGACCTCCGCAATGGATGTAAGTCTCAAAAAGTTCGATATGAAGAAGATTCAGCAGGACGCCGTATGTGTTTTTATAGGGCGCAGACGCACGGGTAAGTCAACACTTGTTCGTGACCTCCTCTTCAATCACCAGGATATGCCTCTCGGAACTGTTATTTCAGGAACGGAAGAATCGAATTCCTTCTATTCAAAGATGATCCCGCCACTTTTCATTCACGGCGAGTATAACCCTCTTATTTTATCCAATTTTGTGAAGAGGCAGAAGATGATTATGGCGAAAATCATGGAAGAACAGGCGGCGGGTCAGATGAAGTCGCGCTATGACCCCCGTTCTCTCATGATTTTGGATGACTGTATGTATGACGATAGTTGGACACACGATAAGAATATTCGCTACCTTTTCATGAACGGTCGTTGGCTGAAGGTCTTCTTCTTGATTACTATGCAATACCCGCTGGGTATCCAACCGGCTCTGCGCACGAACGTAGACTATGTCTTTATTTTAAGAGAGCCTTACTTGAGCAATCGTAAGCGCATCTTTGATAACTATGGATCCGCCTTTCCATCCTTCGAGTTCTTCTGCCAGATCATGGACCAATGCACACAGAATTTTGAGTGCCTTGTTCTAGACAATACGAGCCAGAGTAATAAGCTGGAAGACATCATTTATTGGTATAAGGCTGAGTTCCACGGGGATTTCCGCATTGGCGCACCCGAGTTCTGGGCCCATTCCGCCGCGCACATGCGTGAGAAACAGGGAGGCAATGAATACGATCCGAGCGCTGCAAGGAAGCTAAAGGGACCGGCCATACAGGTTCGCAAGGTTTAATGGAAAGAAATTATATTCCTTTTCAAGAATTGCATGAGATATACCATGTATACCCACTGCAATTGAAGATATTATAAGTAAGATAAGAATGCGATATGTGTCAACTGTTTGTAATCTTTTGAAATAGAATACTACAAAAAGAAGTGAAGCAAATAATAATAAGCCATTCAGCATATGTGCCATGATTGAAGGATAGATCATTTCTATATTCTAGACTTAGAAAAGAGATGAACAACTCAATCTATGGGCTTTTAATTATTGCAGCTGTTGCCTTTGCCCTTTTACTGGCGGATCGCATGCTCCGCATTTCTAAGTATATTGAGCCGTTTCAGGGCACTGAACAGGCGCAGTGCGGCGTGGATCTGCCTCCTTGCAATCATCCCTTATCCTGTGTAAATGGATATTGCAGAGGAACGATAACGCCTAGGCTACCGGCATCGGATCTCCCGGTTCTTCCGTAAAGAATAATTTGATCTAGGAATGTAGCATGGTCTATTTATATATCATAGGGGCTGCCCTTGTTGTAATAGCCCTTTATTTTATGTTTACAACAAGCTCGTTCACAGACATGGACTGTAATCCTCAGATTGAAAATGCCTGTGGTGAGGCAGCCAAATGTCACCCTGATGAAACAGGGATGAAGGGGGTTTGTTTTCCTAGAGGCGAGGAAGAATAAGATCTATTAATAGATGGCCCGCAAGAATACTCTTCTCGTTGCGTTAACTTCGTTCGTTATTGTTCTGCTTCTTATTGCATTAGTTAAATTCCTTTTTCCTCGCAGTGTTATGGGGTTCACAGACATGAGCTGTTATGGTGTTGTGTGCCAGGAGGGCGAGTTCTGCCAGAGTGGTGGTTGCAAGAAGATCTATCCCCAGGAGACAAATAACTACTACGATGAGGGTGTTGAGGGTTTCCAAGACAGCTGTCCGCCTGGCACCAAGAAAAATGAGAAGGGCGACTGTCAGGCGGTTGAGGGCTTTGCTAATTCTCTAAGTGCCGGTGCAATTGCCTTTATTGTTATTGCTATAGTAATATGTGCTGGCGGCGCTTATGTTTTATTAAAGAAACCTACCCCTAGCACACCCACCCCCACACCGATGAGCACCAGCGTCGGTGGTAGACGTTGATTCCCATGCGGTTTAAACTGTGATAACCTATACTCAATGACACATAGATGGAAAATCTACGCGCCATTGCTTCTACTGATTTAAGAAGTAGCGAAGGCTACTTACATTATATTGAAGGGTATACGCTTCTGGAAGCATCTGCAAATTACTTTATTCTTGGAAAAGATGAAATTTATTATTCAGCTTATCTTGGATCACCCGGCCAAATTAATAGACAAGGAAAAATGGGTCAGCTACTCTATACATGTGCTAAGCAGAGCGGATTTACAAAATGGCTGGAAATTGGAACCTGGAATGGAAATGGCACTACACTCTGTGTTTTAGACGGATTTCGTGATGGGGCCTCTAAATCAGCCAAGCTTGTCTCCTATGAATCAAATAAGTATCTTTACAAATGTGCCGAATTGAATCTGGCTCAACATTCTGCTAGAGAACAATTACAGATTCTTCACGGAAGACTTTCAGTAGGAAAAACATTCCCTGAGCCCTCATCCTTTTCGTTAGATATTCGTGAATCTGGCCATTTTTGTAAATATTATGATGAAGAGAGATTCACATTCAATAATTCTGCTGTAATTCCATGCCCATTTGCACCTGAAGTGGTAATCCTTGATGGGGGTGAATATGGATCTAGACTTGATTGGGAAAGTATCTCAAAAGAGAATCTACAAGTTCTCTTTTTAGATGATATTCTTTCTTATAAAAATAAGGAATTGTATTTTACATTGTTAAAAGATCCTAGTTGGAATCTGGTCGATTCAGAAACAATGGGTCGTGTGAATGGATGGGCCTGTTTTACTCGGGCTTAGGCGCAGCCTCCATCTTGCGCTGCATGGCCAGATCGGCGGGGCCGTCAAACATCGCATTGAAACTGCTTGCAGCCGCAGCATTAGAAGGGCCCTCCTGTGTAACTGTTACATTCCCCTTCTCCGTCCGAGGGCGGTTCCGGTTCTCCTTCATGAACTCCTCGCGCGCCTCCTCATTCTCCTTATACTTCTTCATCAGCGTATTGAGCTGCTCCTCGGCATACTCCTGGTTCGCCACATCGGACGGCGCAGGATCCCACGGCAGCCACTTTCCAATCTCGCCAAGGAAGATATTGTGGATCTGGTCAACACGCTGCAGCTTCTTGGAGCGCGCCTCCGCCTCAGCCTGAGAACTATAAACGCCGCGGACCTTGAGTCCCCGAACGCTCGTCTGGAAGTTGTTCAGTGCAAAGAACTCCTCCTCTAGCTTTGTCTTGTTAGCAAAGACATAGTCATCAAAGTTGTCCTTGAGCTTCGTCTCCTTCATCTCCTTCAGGTTGCCCTTGACAAACTCCTGCAGAGACTCCATGGTCGTATCGACACGGAGCTTGCTGGAGCGGCAGAGATCGGCGCAGCCGCTCAGATCCTGCTTGTCAAACTCGATGGCCTTGTCATCGAGCTTCTTGTTGATAGTTGTCATCGTCTTTACAAGAAACTCCTCAAGATTCCGGATGCGGAAGTTGAACTCAAACTGCTTGAGGAAGGACTCAAAGTAAAAGAGATCCTTCTTCGCCAACACCTTCTCCGGGCTCAGGAAGCTTAGGAGGACTACCTTCTGCCCAGGGATCTCAGGATCCTCATTTAGGAAGTCTTCACGCTCAGGGGTTGCCATCTGTAGAGTTCCTTGGTTCTATTTGTTTAGGTTACCCTAAGGGTCGGCCTCGGTTGGCACTTATCCGCATCACATATGTAAAAAAAATCTCCCTACCAAATATACAGTTAAATGGACTTCACTATGGAAATCGTTAACCGTGCGATCAAGTATTTAATCGAGGGTCTGTTCGTCGCCATCGCGGCCATCTTCGTCCCGAAGAAGTCCCTGCCGGTCGAGGAGATCCTGACGCTCGCGGTTGTCGCCGCGGCGGTCTTCGCCATCCTCGA